AAAGATTTTGCATTTGATGGCGAAGGAATATACAAAATTTAGTCAGGATGAGTATGAAGATACAGTCCGTCTAATAGATGATTTTTCTCCGACTAAAGAAGAAAATTTTGATTGGTTGAATGAACGCACAGAACAATTTTGTAAAGACAGAGCAATATATCTTGCGCTGGTAAAAGCAATCGCTCTTGCAGATGGAGAGGATAAAACACTAGACCGTGGTGCGATACCAGATATTTTGCAACAAGCATTGTCTGTCTGTTTCGATAAAGAAGTAGGACACGATTACTTGGGCGACTATGATTATCGTTGGGATTTTTATCATTTGAAAGAAAAGAAAGTTCCGTTTCCATTGGAAATATTTAACAAAATTACTAATGGCGGTGTCTCATCAAAAACTCTTAATGTGTGGTTGATGGCAACAAATGCGGGTAAGAGTTTGTTCATGTGTGACCACGCTGCATTTTGTATACGCAATGGATACAAAGCTCTTTATATCACATTGGAAATGGCAGAGGAAAAAATTGCAGAGCGTATAGACTGCAATTTATTAGATGTTTCATTGCAGGAACTAAAAAAGATAGATAAGGAAGAGTACACAGTAAAGATGAAGGGATTGCGCGAAGCATTCGCGGGTAACTTAGTTATCAAAGAGTATCCTACAGGCGGCGCCAATGTCGGACATTTTCAAGCGTTGTTGGATGAACTAAAAATGAAACGCAATTTTATTCCTGATATTATTTTTATTGACTATCTAAATATATGTTCATCGCAGAGAGTTAAAATGGGTGGGTCGGTTAATTCATATCAATACATCAAATCCATTGCAGAAGAAATGCGTGGACTTGCAGTTAGAAATGATGTGCCTATCATATCCGCAACACAGACAAATAAATCAGCATGGGCTAATTCCGATATTGAGATGTCGGATACATCAGAATCAGGTGGACTTCCTATGACAGTTGATTTATTGATTGGTGGTATGCGTACAGAAGAATTGGATGAAATAAATCAAATTATGTGGAAACATTTGAAGTCCAGATATAACGATACAAATTACTACAAGAGATTTGTCACTGGACTTGACTTACCACACTTTAGATTTTATGATATTGGAGAAGAAGCGCAGGGAAATATCTCCGAGCGTGGAAGAACAGAAAAGGATACGCCACTATTTGATAAGAGTAAGTTTGGTGGCGCAAATAAAATTTCTCCTAGTGAATTAAATTTTGATTGAGGATTATAATGAGTTTTATTGAAGAAGAATATCTTCGCCGTGTCTCATATAGATTGCCATTATTTAAATCACCATCACCTCATAAATTTACTTTTAGATGCCCAATATGCGGTGATTCGCAAAAGAAAAAGAATAAGGTTCGTGGATTTGCAAAAGATTATAATGGTAGATTAATTTGTTCTTGTTTAAACTGTAATCACACGTTCAAATCATTTCCAAAGTTTTTGGAACAGATTGACCCAGAACTATATAAACAATTTATAGTGGAAGCGTTTAAAAAGAAAATGGAAAAAGAAGTTCGGTCTATTGAGGATGATTATTTTGCGTTCTCAACTAAAAAATATATACCAAATATCTTTTCTCCATTAGAGGAAGTAAAGGATTTGCCGGATGAAAATCTTGCAAAAAAATATGTAACAGATAGAAAATTACCGATAGATAGTAGAGAGATATATTATGTTGATAAATTCGTTGAATGGACTAAAGGACACTCAGATAAATTTGATGCTTGGCGTGGCGAAGACCATCCACGTATCATTATACCGTTTAAAGCACGTGATGGACATTACATTGGTTATACTGCGAGGTCTATAAACGGAGAAGAACCAAAGTACATTCGTATATTTATTGATGCAGAAGAAAAGGAACGTTTTTACGGCATTGACTTATTGGATGAAACAAAACAGGTTTATGTTTTGGAGGGAGAAATAGATTCTATGTTCATTCCAAATGCAATTGCTGTATCAAATGGTAAATTGGATACATACTATAATCCATCGGCAATTTATATCCCAGATGCAGATAAAAGAAATCCTCACATAGTCAAGGGAATTCAAAAATTGATAGATAGAGGATTGAAGGTATGTTTATTCCCCGATGATGCTCCCGGCAAAGATATAAACATGATTATAGAATCAGGTTACTCATTTGAAAGTCTGATGAAAATGATTCATAATAGTGTGTATCAAGGATTGACTGCGAAGTTGAAATTTAATTCATGGAGTAAAGTATGAATAGTATTAGATTAGTTTTTGCATTTCTTTGTTTGTTTGTTGCAGTCGTATTAGGGTCAGTCGCCACTGTAGTTACTTTGGCATTAATTACTATTGTTGTAGCCGCAATTGCGGTATTGTTTGTTGTACCTGGCTTCTTCGTGTTTGTTGGAGCTTATATTTTAGGAGATTTAAAATGGGTTTGAATTTGAGATATGATGATGATTATTCTGATGCTGAAATGTCGTTGCGTGATGGGGAATGTGACACTTGGCAGGAACAAGCAGGATTGTTTTTTCGATTTTTGTTGGCACAAGGGTTTATTCTGAGTGAACATGATTTGGCTACTTACTTTTACGACCAAGGTAATGAGATGAAAAATCTGCGAGCCAATCATCAAACGACACCGCCGTATAATCCAACCACACAAGAAATATTAGAAGCAATTCGTGATGCTGGGGTGGGAGTGTGTCAACAAGAGCCTGAGTTTACACCCAACTATCAATGTGGAAGTTCATCACATAAATCCAGAGACACACGTAAATGACAAATCCAGTTCCAAATCATGACGCATATTTATTTGTCATAAATGCATCTGCCCTAGGCGATACTGTAACAACATTACCTGTCATAAAATACATGGCAGAAAAAATGTTCTTGGGGCAGAAGTATAAAGTGATGGTTCATCCGCACGTAAGACCTCTGTTCAGTTTTGTTCCAGAAGAACACATTATCTATTTCAATGTGGATAATAAGTTTGATGAGCCATATCGTGTTGCTAATTATTATGATGTGCATGGAACTGAGGCAGGTCCATCTTCTTTTTTTACTCCAATGAGATTGCATTTGGTGGATTATGCATCAATTAAGCTGTTGGGGTTGACACTGGAAATAGAAGATAAAAATTATCCATCAATGTCACTGGATAAAATACACTTGAAGAAATTTAAGTTACCGGAAAAGTATGTTGTATTGTTGACTACCGTGTTGGATGATAATCGTGGTATTCCAAAAGCAGAGATGTATAAAATCGCGCAATATATATTGGATAAAGGATACACGCCGGTATTTGTTGGAAAGAATGCACAGGTCTTGGATAATTTTGGAATACCCAGACTTGGAAAATCTTTGTTGCCTAAAAAGGGAATGATTGATTTGGTTGACCAGACAAGTGTATTGGAAGCTGCAAAAATTATGTCTCAGGCAACAGCAGTAGTTGGAATGGATACTGGATTGATTCATTTGGCTGCAATGTCAGATGTTCCTATTGTATGTGGATATACTATTGTCAAGCCAGAATTGCGTATGCCATTTAGACATAATGAATTGGGATGGAATGTTTATCCTATATATCCAAAGGAAGGCGAATGTCGTGGATGTTCTTCTAGTTGGTTAATAAATTATGTCAATTTTAGCAAATGCTATTACAAAAATAATGAGTGTCTAAATAGCATGACCGCCGAAAACTTTATATGTGAATTGGAAAAGATTTTAAATAATAATGGATAGCATATAATGAAAAAATTAATCCGCACTACCTCCATAGCACTACTTTTTATTGTAGTATCTTTATTTCAAAAACGAAAGGAATTAAATGACCACAAATATCACGATTGAGTGTCATCCATTTTTGTCCAGTAGTGGTAAGCAACTTGAAGTTGTAGTTGAGACATACGATAATGGTAAGTTGTTTTCAACTACAACCGCAGATGCAGGTCAAAAATTACAAAACATCTGTTGTTATGAGGGCAGAGAAATTCGCATAACAGAAAGAATTAAAGAATAATGACGCATCTAGACATTGTTTTTACTGCATACTTTTCTTTTTTACTTATGATAGTTTTACCGTGGTTAGATAGATGCACTGGGTTTAGTTTAAATATGGTTGTCCCAGCAGCCATGAGCGCAATCGTATTTTTTGTATCAATTTGCGCGTTGCTTTTAGTATCATAAATAATTTTCCAAACAATAAGAAAGAATAACAATGGACACTTCTCAACGAATCCTATCTGAAATCACAATTTTTAATAAGTACGCAAAATTTATTCCTGAAATATCAAGACGTGAGACTTGGCAGGAACTAGTAGAACGCAACATGGCAATGCACATACGTAAATATCCCATGTTGAAAGATGAAATTCAAAAAACGTATAAAGAATTTGTACTATCCAAAAAAGTTTTGCCTTCTATGCGCTCACTACAATTTGGTGGTGCATCAATCGAACTTGCAAACAATCGTATGTACAATTGTGCCTACCTTCCAATTGACCATCCTGATGCATTTTCTGAAACAATGTTTCTCTTGTTGGGTGGTACGGGTGTAGGATATTCTGTTCAGAAGCATCACGTGGACAAATTGCCTGTTATCTCCGGCCCAAAAGAAAAAACCCGCAGATTCTTGATTGGCGATTCAATTGAAGGATGGGCTGATGCAATTAAGATTTTAGTTGAAGCATCGTTTTACAATAAGTCAGAACCAATTTTTGATTATCGTGATATTCGTCCAAAAGGTGCTCGGCTAGTCACATCGGGCGGAAAAGCCCCCGGTCCTGCCCCATTAAGAATTTGTATTGAACAGATTCGTGCAATTTTGTTGAATGCAAAGGGTCGTAAAATTCTCCCATTGGAAGCGCATGATATTCAATGTCACATTGCCGATGCAGTTTTGTCTGGTGGTATTCGTAGAGCAGCAATGATTTCATTATTTTCCAAAGATGATATGGATATGCTCTCTTGCAAGTCTGGTGCATGGTGGGAATTGAATCCTGCTCGTGGTCGTGCAAATAATTCAGTTGTATTGGAACGCCATAATATTACTGATGAAGAATTTTTTGATGTATGGGAACGTATTGAAGAATCCGGTGCCGGCGAGCCAGGTGTATTTTGGACAAATGATAAAGATTGGGGTACAAATCCTTGTTGTGAAATTGCATTGAATGCTTTCCAATTTTGTAATGTAACAGAAGTCAACGCCTCAGATGTTATTGACCAAGATGATTTGAATGCTCGTGCAAAAGCCGGTGCATTTCTTGGTACCCTCCAAGCGGGTTATACTGATTTCCATTATTTGCGTACTGAGTGGGAAGAGACTACAAAGAGAGAAGCACTTATTGGAGTAGGGATGACCGGCATTGGGTCTGGAGCAGTGTTGCATTTAAATCTTCAAGAAGCAGCTCAAATTGTAAAAGCAGAAAATATTCGCATAGCAGATATCATAGGAATTAATCATGCCGCTAGAACAACTACAATTAAACCATCTGGAACAACTTCATGCGTTGTTGGCTCTGCATCAGGCATCCATGCTTGGCATAATGATTATTACGTGCGCCGTATGCGTGTGGGCAAAAATGAACCTCTTTATACTTACATGAAAGAGAATTTCCCTGCATTGATTGAGGATTGTTTCCACAAACCACACATCGAAGCAGTTATGTCATTCCCACAAAAAGCGCCAGAAGGTTCTATTTTAAGAACAGAATCATTTATGGATTTGTTGGAGCGTGTGAAACGTTTTAACTTGGATTGGGTGCATCAAGGACATCGTGAAGGTAAGAACTTTCATAACGTTTCATGCACAATTTCACTGAAACAAAAAGAATGGGGCAAATGTGGTCGTTGGATGTGGAAAAATCGTGATAACTATACAGGTATTTCTGTGTTACCTTATGATGGTGGAACATATATACAAGCTCCCTTCACCGATTGTACTAAGGAAGAATACGAAGATATGATTGCTTTGTTGGCCAATGATATTGACTTGTCCAAGGTAGTCGAACATGATGATAACACCGCACTCAAAGACCAAGTTGCTTGTGCTGGTGGAGCATGTGAAATAGTCTAATCGTATGACGACCTCGTGGCCAGAACTTGATTTACCACCCATCAACTTGTATTCGTTCAATGAAGAAGATTCGCCTTGTACGGGTGGATGTCATCAAGTTGATGGAGTATGTCGGGGTTGTAAAAGAACAATTGAAGAAATAACTAATTGGACACTTTATGACCCAATTGAACGTTTTGAAATATTAATTAGATTAAAGAAACTATAATGCCGTTATATACATATAGATGTCCACAATGCAATGAACGAGAAACACATTTAGTCAGAGCAGTAGATTCTGATTTAAATATACAATGTCCTGTTTGCAAAGTAGACAAAGAAAAATTATTTGATGTATCAGGTCAGACCTTAGAGTTTAAAGGCGACTGGTT